CTTTTCCGTTTCGGGATCCGCTCGCATATGCCATCTGAACACTCTTGTCATGAGGATATACACGAGCACCTCTCGGAAGATCCACGATCTCACCACCTCGCTCGGAGATTTGAGCAAGACCGCCTTTCCAATCGTTCGTACCTACGGCAAGAGTCGGGATTTTCGGGATATCGATGTGGAATCCTTGACCACCGATGACCGGAACCCAATCCGGGATTGTGATACCGATCTTGTTTATTCCGGAGATTGCACCGTTGATGATGTTGATCACGGCATTAAGCGGAGCCTTGCAAAGTGCTCCAAGAGCTTCAAACGCTCCTCCGAATATCTCTTTGACACCGTTCCACGCTTTCTCCCAATTTCCCGTAAATACTCCGGTGATAAAGTCAATCAATCCCTCAAACACGGTCATGACACCATTCACAACCTCCATGACCGAATCAAACAGACTCTTGAAATATCCGATTGCTCCTCCGATGACCGCTCCGAATACACCTTGAAAGACCGTTGTAATAACTTCACCGATCTTTGATACGACGGGCTGGACTATTTCCCATAATTCTTGTAATTTCTGACCGATTTCCTGGAATTTCTGACCGACGGGAGCGAGCTTTTCCTTTATGCTCCCGAATGAGAGTCCCATGTCCTCGGCAACGCTTTTCACATAACCGAATACTTTCTCCGCACAAGCCTTTATCTTGTCCCAATTCTTGATGACAAGTATTGTCACGGCAACGATACCGGCGAGCACGGCGATAACGATTCCGGCTGGAGATGTAACGAGTCCGGCAATTGTTCCGAAAGCCTTGAGAGCTTTTCCGAGCTTACCGACAACCGAAACGACTTTTCCGACACCTGTCACCATCTTTCCGAACACCAGGAGAGCCGGACCGATGGATGCCACGATGAGACCGATCTTGACGATCGTTTCTTTCGTGCTCTCGTCAAGATTGTTGAATTTCTCCGCTATTTTCTGAACCCACTCAACCGCCTTTTTAATATACGGGATGAGTAATTCTCCGAAAGATATCGCAAGAGATTCCGCCGTTGACTTCAATATCGTAAGTTGTCCGGAAAGATTGTCGTTTGCGACCTTGTACATCTCCTCACAAGCTCCGGTCGAATTTGCAACCGCTTCCGTCAATGCTTCAAAATCGCTATCCGCCGAATTAACGATTGCAAGCAATCCGCTCATGCCCGTCTTTCCGGCAAGCATTGACGCATATTGAGCCTTTTGCTCCTCTGTCAGCTTTGAAAATGCTCCCTTTGTCTCCATCATGATCGTTGCAAGGTCTTTCATATTTCCCTCGCTATCGGTGAGAGACAATCCGAGAGCTTCCATCGCTTCGGAGGATTGCTTTGTCGGTGATGCCATTCTCGTGATCCAGCTACGGAGAGCCGTACCGGCTGACGATGCTTTTACTCCGGCATTTGCCATGAGTCCGAGTGCAACGGATGTGTCCTCGATGGAATAATTCATCGCTCCGGCGATCGGAGCAACATATTTGAACGATTCACCGAGCATCGCAACATCCGTGTTTGCGTTCGATGCCGTCTTTGCCATTACATCAACGAAATTCTGTGTGTCCTTTGCCGTCTTGCCGAATGCCGTGAGAGCATCCGTCACGATGTCGGAAGTGGTTGCCAGATCTTCGCCCGTTGCTCCGGCGAGGTACATGATGCCCTCAATACCGTCGAGCATATCCTCGGTTTTCCATCCAGCCATAGCCATATATTGATATGCTTCCGTTGCTTCCGTTGCGGAGAATTTCGTTTTTGCACCCATCTCTTTCGCTTTTTCTCCGAGGAGTCCGATCTCGTCCGCCGTTGCTCCGGCGATAGATTGAACTTTGCTCATTCCCTCCTCGAAATCCGATGCCAGCTTGAGAGATGCAACACCAGCTCCAGCAATGGGAACCGTGAGCGTCTTTGTCAGATTGGAGCCGACCGCCGAGATAGCTTTTCCGCTATTCTCGATTTGCTTTCCGGCTTTCGCCCATTGATTCGCACTATTCTTGAGATTTTTCGTGACACCGCCGAGAGGAGATGTGACTTTATCTATTAGCCGGAGAGTGACATCAACTATTTTTCCAGCCATTCAATCACCTCCATGAATCTTTCATTTCTTCAATCTCTTGATTCCGAGTATCAACCTCATGATGCATAAATGCTCGCATGACTATCCGTTCACCTAATCCCATCTCAAGATATGCACTCGGTAATATGTCGTGATAGCGAAAAAGGAGGTACATCAACTGTACCTCCCCGTTCGCCTTTATGAGTTTTTTATTTCTTCCTCCGTATCCTCGTCATCGTCTCGACGGATGCCGGAGAGAGCGGAAATCGCATCCGAGAGATCGTTGATCTCGAAGCCGAACAACTTGTCGCAAAGCTCTTTTGCATCCTTGACCTGGAAATGCTCTTGTAACGACTTATCACGGAGATCGGGATCCTTTACACCCTCGATGCACATCATGAGCTTTGCGTCATATGTACGGGAATAATCGACATCTCCCTTTTTGTTGATCTGATAACTCATGATGTCATTCACTCTCCTGGATCTAACCTCCTGGATCGTGACATCGACGGTCGGCTCCGGATTCTCCTCGGTTGGTTTGACACCGAGAATCTTTGCAAGTTTCCTCGACTTATAAATCCCGGTCTCAAGCTCATCGGCTTTTTTGATATCCGCTTTGATTAACTGTTCAACTAAATTCATAATGGATTCCTCCTCTTTCTGGATAAATAAACATTACATTGACGGAATGGTGTCCATAAGCTCCCATCCGGTGAATGAGAACGGAACACTCTCATCGGCGAGCTTCTTTGCTTCCCAATTTGCAAGCGACAACTCATCGAATGTGCATCCGGTGAGCTTGATACGCTCGGCTCCATATGCATCGGGATCATCCAGCTTTGAGATGATGGTCGATGTCGGAGTCTTGCCGGCTTTCAGATTGTCGGAGAGCTTGTTGATGAAATAGCTCGTCACCTTGTTGAGCTTGATTGTGCCTTTGCAATCCATTCCGGTGATCTTGTAACCCTTTGTGAGCGTTCCGGTCTGGTTGACTTCGGTCTTTTCAAGCGTAACCTTTGCTTCAAGTCCGGTCACCTCGGCGAGATAGTAATCATCAATCCACAATTCGCCGAATGTACCGTTGATTGTTCTTTCCGGTGCATAACTCATGATCTTTTACCTCCTTAAATCGTGATCGGGAGAACGATGTCCTCGATAGCGTCCAGGATTGAAAGTGTCGCTTTGAGGAAAACGTAAGATCCCGTGTTTGCAACCTTGATCTCATCGTCGGTCATTGAGTCAACATCAACACCACGAGCCTTGAGATAAGACCTATTCGCATCGATGTCGATCTCGATCTTTGCGCTCTGTAATACATTGTCAGCGATCAGACCGTCGAAGTAATTACCGATAGCCGAAATGAGGAGACACTTGTTGTCGTAAGTATTCGCATACTTTCCGAGATAGTTGTCCTGGGCTGTCATACGGATATCGTTTGCGATCATGTCCATTGTGTCCACGATCTTGATTTTCTGGAACTGTGTGTTCTTGCCCTGGGTAAGAGTAGTGAGAGAGTTGACACCTCTCGCAACCTTAACCTTTTCACCGTCCCACCAAACGATCAGCTTGCCAGCGTCAACGGCTGAATCCATGTCGCTCTTTGAGAGCCTTGTGCAATCGGTAAGCTCCGGAACGGGAGCATAAGTGCAAGAAATAGCGATCGGTGTTCCGGCAATGATTCCGGCGATACGAGCGCAAAATTCCTCGGTTGTATATTCGGTATCACCCTCATATACTTTCTCGGTTGCATAATTGACGATGAACTCCTTATCCGCAACGGTATTCGGGAGAACCGCCTTGATGAGCTTGTCGTTTGATCTCTCTGTCTGTACATAGCTCACGAGATCGCTTGTCTTTGCGTCCGTGCCAGCCGTCGGAACGACAAGATAATCAAACTTAACTGTACGGAAGTATGCAAGAGCGTCGGTGTAATCGGTATTGTTTACCGATTCGGATCCCTTGATATAATATGTTTTCTCGTTATCGACAACGGTGTCGCTTGTGAGAACATATTCATCGCTCGCATTCTTTTCGTACCATCCCTCATCATGAGGATTCTTTCCGGTGGTATCGGTTGCAACCGTGTATTTGTCCACAAGCACGGTTTTCGGGATGATGTATGCAACAACTCGGAGAGGAGCGTTCACATATCCCTTTAATGCAAGTTTTAACTGATTCTGATTCGCCGTGGAGAGAGTGTTGGGAATATCGGTGACCGAAGCAACCGAGATGACGGGATTTGTCGGAACGGTTGTCTCCTTGAGGATCATTGCGATAATGCCCTTTTCACCTCTCTGAATTGCGCTTGACGCAAGCTCGGTGAATGTGATTGTAATACTCGGCATTCCACTCATTTCTTTATTCCTCCTCTAATGTTTCATCAAGTCCCAACGATGTCATCGTCGGAACAATTACCGTGTGATCGATCCGATCAGACCACTCAAGATCAATCGATATTTCGGGGACATTTCTATCCGTTCCCACAAGATCATAATCAAATCCGGTAA